GAATGCTTCCGGCGGCGCGGCGTGCGCGGTCGCGGCGAGCGCGAGGAGGAGTGTTATGCGTTTCATGGTCGTTGTTTGCCGAAGGCCTCATTGCCTCGACGCACTCACTCAACACGATCCGCCCGCCAGTGGAAAGCAAAAAGCGCAAAAGTTATCCTGCACTTTTGTAAGTGCTTGGAATCGCGCAGATTGCGCGGAGAGAAAAGTGCGCGGTCAGACGTCCTGCGCGTCGGCGAATGCGCCGGAACCGAAGTCGCAACTCAGCGGCTCGGCCTTAGCCGCAACGTAAAATTGAGCGAGCACGTCGCTCGCGTGCAGCGCGCTCGGCGCGAGGTAGGCGTCGAATTTCGGGCCGGTCAGCACGAGCTTTGCAATCCACGGCGTCAGCGATGCCTTGCCCGCGCTCGCCGCAGTGGCGTCAACATAGAGCGCGAACCATGCGACCGCCTCGCGCGTCTGCCGATCCCAGCGATGCGCGGTCAGGCGGACGTAGTTGCCCGAAACGCCGCTCGGGAGGGTAAAGGTTTTCTGGAGAGCCATAGTCAGGTGTAGTCTACGAGCTGGACGGAGAACCGCTGATTGCCCGCAGGCAGATTCGTGCCGTCCACCGATTGCAAGTTGAAGTATGAAGTCGTCGAAGAGTTGCTCGCGTTGTCGAAATCATACACGCCGCTGATGTTCGAGTCGCTCGCGCATTGTATCCATCCCGCGTCTGGCTTCGTGTTGAAGCCGCGATTCGTCGTGTCGATGGCGATGGTTTCGGTCGGGCTTCCGCCAGTCAGCGAGACAACGTCGGAGATTTCGTAGCGGACGTTGACTTGTCGAGTCGCCGATCCGCCGCCGGTCTTGATGCCGGTGACGGTGACATCCTCCTTGTTGTATTGCGAGACGGTACCGAGCGGTCGAACGATCAGCGACGGCGAATCCTGCACGCTGCCGATGCTTGTCCAGCTTGAGGCCGTGCCTGATCGCGATATCACGCGAGCGAATCCGAAGCCTGCGGTCGTCTGTATCGCTTGGTGAAAAAAGACGATAAGCGGTTGAGATGGAGCGATGGACTCCGAATAGAGCGATGCGCTGCCCTTCGCATACCACGCCGCAGCCGTACTTGATGAACTGTTCGTCGTAACAATCTTTACCTCGACCCGCGTAACGTCGGACGACGAAGGAGCGGTAATCGAAACGCCGATGGCATACATCGGGATAGCGCCTTGCGCGACTGGCTCGCCATTCTGACCGGAGATGTAGGACGCGGACGGAGCGTCAGGAGGAGTCGTTCCGGCGAACACCGTCACAGAGTCCATGACATACGTGCTCGAAACCTTAAAGTAGCTTTGTGCGTAAATTCGCACGTCATACGAGATACCTACTTTCACATCGGACGAAATATAGTCGATGAACTGATCGCCGGGAACGGTAGCCCAGTTCAGATATGTAGTCGAAGTACCTTCCTTGTATTCGATGCCAATCGTTCCTCCAGATTGCACGAACTCTTCATTCGGCGCAGACCACGAGACGCGGATTCTCGGCAACAATGTTCCATCGGCTTGCAGCAGTTGCGTCGTGCCATCGGCCAGCAAGGTCAAGTTCGTTGGAGCCGTGATGCTGAACGGATTCGGAAGCGTCGTCGTCGGCGTCTGATCGACTTCGATTTCGTCGGACACGTTCCAATTATATACAGACGATGCAGTCTCGCGCAGCGTCATCTCGATGCCGAGTTGCGGAGGCGATCCGTCAGACGCGAAGTGCCAATCGAGAACCTCGAACACTTTGTTCGTCCAGCCGAACTTCGCCAGCGTGACCATCACCGTATCGCCCGCGCGCACTTGCATGGCATCGAGGCGGAAGCGTCCGGTGAGCGTCACCTCTTGTCGCGCGCGTTGAAGCTCAATGCGTGAGATTCGCTGCGCCGCGCTGCTCGAAGTCGTCATCGGCAGCACAACGTCGCGCCAGTAGCGGATCGAATTGTCCTGCGCGTAATATGTCGGCGAGATTTGCGGCGGAAAGTCAGTCGGTTGCCACTCGCTTTTCTCGGAGACGAACACGCCTTTGACCGCGTTCACTCGGTCGCGGGAACTGGTCTTTGTGATGACCGAAATTGGACCGACGAAATCCGTGTCGGTGAGCGTAACGGTCGGAATGCGATAGCCTGCCGCATACGGTATGATGCGGCCTCCAGAATAGGCGATCAAACCGCCCATTGCAGAAAGCAATTTGCCGATGTTATCATCCGGCGATGCGCTCGAATAGAGCACGCCATTCGCCTCGTATCGGTTCTCGTAAACGGTCGGCGATGCCGGAAGCACTTGCACCTGTTCGTCGCAGATGTTGGCCGCTGCGGTAAATGCCGTGTCGTCGATCTCGTTCGTCGATAGTCCGAGTCCGTAGGTCGAGTCGGTCAGATAATCGCGCAGACAGAGCGCAGCGTTGGCCGAGTATACAGTCGTTGACGTGCGCGGATCGAATACCTTCTTGCCTTTGATGTTCGCCGAGATGTTCGGTATGCCGCCGAGCCAGACCTGATCGCTCCACTTCAACTGAACGTAGATGTAAGCAATCCCGCGCAGACGATGCGCGCTCGTCCATTTGCCGTTCGTCAAGCTGGCCGTCGCCGAGATCAGATTCGTGTCGGCCGTCTGACTATCGCCGCCGAGCTTCTTGTATACCTCGGCATATCCTGCGAAGCGTCCTGTCGCAGACGGTCCCAGTCCGGTATGCGCCAGCTCGTCGTTGAAATATACGTCGCCAATCTCCTCGACCTCATGCGCGGCGAGCGCGATGACCATGTTGAGATACTCATTCTTCGTTCCGGTCGTGGAGATATAGACGAGAACGCCGGACACTCGCGTTTCGCCATAGACGACTTGGCGCGCAGCAATCGGCGACCGCACCATCTGCGTCCGGTCGGCGAGAGACGAATCCGAAAAACCCGGCATTTTCGGTGCCAGTAGTTTATTCGTCGCCATCGAAGCGGCGGTGAGCGCGACGAACTGAAGCACCGCTGCCACTTGCGCAACGGCATAGGTGTATGCAGTTGCCGCAGCACCGGCTCCACCGACGAACAATCCGACGATCTTTGTCGCTATCGGAATGAAAGCACTTTGCGGCATACTATACTTTCCACGCGGCGCAGGCGCGATTGATTGTTGGGAACTCTAATCCTCGCGCTCCAACGACGGCACCGACTGAGCCAATGCAGATGCCGAGTGCGACGCCGCCGGGAACCTCGAAAGCCATGAGATCGCCGCGCTGGACAAGCTCGATTGGCTTGCGGTCAAGACCCGCCTTTACCTCTGCGAGAGCGATCACGCCGCGATGCTTACGCAATACACGCGCAGCGGAAAGCGCGGTTGAATATGTGCCGCGCAAGTCCTCGGCGAAGTCGATTCCGCAAACGCACCGAATCCAGTCAGCAGCGAACAGACAGCAATCATTCGATCCCCAAGCAAAGGGCAAGTGTCTGCGCTCTTCGATGAACGCAGCAAGCAGACTCGGCCAGTTGTCGGTTCGTGTCATTCGTATGTCTGAGCACTCGTCTCGTCTCCAGAATCCCAGTTCGTCGCCTGTGTTGCGTTGGAATTTCCCCAGTATATAGGCTTCTCCTGAATGTCATTCACGAATTCAAGTCCGAGATCGGGTGCCGTAATAGCTCCATTCGTCGGAAAGAGAGTCTGCTGATCTTCGTGTGTATATCGAGTCTCGCGCGGACGGCGAAAGTCCATCAGCTTCGATTCTGCGCTCATCGTGATCTCGGCTGACTGACCGTCATCCGTCACTTGCATCACGTCCATGCGACCGGAAAAGATCGTGACCGGCGACGAGATCAGCGTGCCGGACGTCGGCGAGAGCGCACCGAACATGATCGCGCACTCGCGGCCTTGATAACTCTCGGTCAACGCCAGAGCGACGTTCGCAGTCGGCACGCCAGAGAGTCGCATGGTCAATCCGCGCGCGGCCAGATCGGTCGTCTCTTGTATCGGAGAGATCGTGCCAAACGTACCGAGTCCAAGGTACGTCGTCGAATTGTATACGAGGTTGCCGTATCCGGTCCAGAGATGCACCGGAGTCGAGAAGCTCAATGAAGCGAGCAGAATCGGAGCAAGCTGCGCCGTCGTCACCTCGGTGACCATATCGGCAGACAGGGAGCGTCCCGGCGTTGTTATGCTCATGTCGCGACTTCCTCGACGATGGAAAACGAGACGCCGTAGATGTTCGCCAGATCAATCGACCAGTCGGTCTTCGGCTCGGCCAGCCGGAAGATTCCCTTTGCGTTCGAGTAGGTGATCGCGGTCCCGCCTGCGTAGCTTGAGCGAAGCGCAGGGAAAAGCTCCACGCTGCTCGATGAGTTGACTTGAATGACCTTGTAGAGCGAGGTCGAGATTTGCATCCAGTCGCCAAGAGCAAATGAACCGCTCGCGCCGCTGAACGTGAGCGTCGATGTATTGGCCGTCGCGCTGGAGACGGTCAGCGTGCCAGTCACGCCTCCTCGATTCGTCGGGTTGGCGTAGTCTTGGAAATAAAACGTGCCGCGCTGCGCCGCGAGCAGGAACGCAATGACGGCCTCGGCATCGGCGCGCACCATCGGAGGACACTCGACCTGACCCATCCACGCTTGTCCCGGCCAGTTGTATTGCTGCGTCTGAAACGTGAACGGCGAGACGTTGCGCGAGGTCGCACTCATTCCCGTCAGCGACAAGCGCGAAACGCGAAATGGCGAAGGCGGCGTGAGTGGATATGTGATAGCCATGATCGTCAGGCGAACGCAGCGCGATACGATCCTCCGCGTCGCACCATGTCGGGAATCTCGGCCTTGAGCCGCTTGCGCTCGGCTTCCAGAATCGGCAGCAATTCGCCGCGCGTCACGCCTGCGGCGATGTTATAATTGACCGTCACGCCTCCCATTGCTGGTGCGCCATTACCGGAACGCATTGCGGCATTGGAGATGATGTTGCCGGATGAAGTCGGCACGAACAATTCCGGTCCACGCTCGCCGACAATATACGGAGTGTTTCCAGTCACCGGACCTCCAGTTGCGCGCCCAGCGAATAATCCCGTGAAGAAGGAACCGACATTTTTCGCCAGCGGCTCGGTGATCTGCTGCCGGAAAAGCAGTCGGATCAAATCCTGCGCAAGTGCGCGCATCGTGTCGCGGAGTTTTTCACCGGACAGAATCGCATCCTCGAATGAACTAGCGATTATATCGCCTGCCTCTCTAGCAAGGCGACTTTGTTCCGCCAGAAGCGGAGCCATTTGCATGAGAACTGCGGTCAGTTCATTATTCAATTCGATGCGCCTTTCGGTATCATTTATATCGACGCCAGCAATCTTTCGCATGATTGCAGCTTCCTGCGCTCTCAATCCAAGAATGCGCTCTTCGATAGATACTGTCTTGCCAGAATAAACTGCGGATTGTGCTTTCGACAAATCATTCAGAGATTTCTGATATGCTTCAGTAGTAGTCTTCGATTCATTTTGAATCCTGATTCTTTCAGAACCAATTCTGGCAATTACCTCTTCGAGTGCGATTTGGTTTTCAAGGGCTTCATTGAATTCCTTTGTTCCGCTCCCTTCTCCCTTTGCACTTACTTTAGTTACCAACCTTTCTCGATCGCGTTCTAATTTTAGCAAGAGCTGCTCGTCAGACAATCTGTCCTCGGCGTTTTTGTTGCGTAATTGTGCCAGCTTTTGTTGAAGTGAAATGGCTTCACTTGCGAGCAATTCTTGCTCCGCGGATGTTCCGCTAACGAGTCGAGCTACTTTGTCTGCGATGTTATCAACACTCAATCCGACCGCTATCGCCACGGCATTCATTGCACCACGTAGATCAAGCGACTTTGTGAGAGACTTCCCAGCGACTTGAGCCGTATTATTCAACCGCGAAAGATTGTTTCGCACGCTATCAAATGCCGCCCGCGTCTGATCAACCGCCCGAAGTGTAAAGGATGCACTAGCCATTGGATTTTCTCAGGCGATTTTGGTGATGGTAAAAGGCGAGCCAGCCTTGCATTTCGTTTGCTGGCATTTCGAGAACTTCGTGTGCGAACTTGCCGAGCTTTTCCGCTAGTGCGTAGACGGCGAGGAGGTCGGCTCCTGCCTCGCCGTCCGTTAGTTTTTTAACTCGTCAACCTTCGGCGCGTCATCCGCGAGAATCGCATTTGCGACGCGGCCCACGACATTGGAATCAGCTCGATTCATCAGCGTCGGCTTGTCGTCAATCGTGAAGAGCTTTTTCCCGTTCGCGTCGCTTGCCTTCATGATCAGCAGATCAACCAGCAGTTCCATGTCACTCTCGCGGCTTTTTTTATAGAGCCGGTTTTTTTCGGCGAGAGTTACAGGCGCGGCATGAACGGTGAGCTTCCATTCGGGAACCTCGATCTTGCGAGTGCCGAGTGAGGCGAAGTGTTCGCGGACTAATTCGATTGCATCCATGCGTCACCTCAGACTGTCAAAGTCGAGAGAACGCCGTTGCCCTCGATGCTGATCGAGCCTTCGACCATGCCGTCGAACGAGGCCGAAATGTCGAACTTCGTCACGATGCCGCTGCCGCTGTAGTATGTCGAGGTCGAGGCGATGCCCTCTGGATACAGGTTCACAGTCACGGTCGAGCCGATAGTCAGCGCGATTTGGCCGGCGTCGGTTTCGTCCCAGTAGAGATCGCCATTGACGCTCCACGTTTTCATCGTCGCCTTGCGCGAGCGGTACGTATCGCCGAGCACCGAGTCCTCGACAACGTCGGAGGAGTGAGCGAGTGCGTAGTTGCGCAGTTCTCCAATCGTGGTCGAGGAGATTTTGACGGTGCCTTCGCGGCCGAGATGGTTTGCCATGTTAGTCGGTAGTTAAATATATGCAGTTGAAGTTATGACGAGCCACGCCCCAATGACGATCTTCGTCGGGTTCGATCACATATTCGACACTCGTCAAATGTAAATCCTCGCAAACTCCGCCAAGTGTTACGTCTGACAAAACTGCGGCTTCAACCGCAGCTGATCCAGTATCAAACAAGTCGTCGATGATAGTCGGAGAACCGGCGACTTCGGACGTGAAATAATCAACGGTCACTTGCAGTTGCCTGTACTGCGTTCGATTGGAAGGAGCCAATGTACGTACCTCAATGTCTTCTCGAACGGCATACACTGCTGCCGACGGGAAGCTGATTGATGCAATAGTATTGTTCCGACCGTTGATAAGATTTGCGGTCGGTACGACGGCAGTCTGAGTCAATTTCAGACCGATGGCATTGCGTATATCTGTTCGAGTGCTCACGCGGCGATTGGTTCTGGTACAGGTTGCGCTCCTTGCACCTTGGTAAATCCTAAGTTGACGGCCTTTCCGGCAAGAAGGCGTTTGATTTTCTTTTCAGTTGTCGAAATACGAGAACGAAATGCACCATCAATCATGCGTTGGTAGTTCGGGATTTTCACATTCCGATTCATCGCTGAAATGAATGGAGGCTTTTGATTTGCCTTGCCGAACCAATAGGAAACGACGCCCGATTTCTCAGAAAGAGGTTCAGCAAACTTCTTGTATTTCGCGCGCGTAACGCGAGCGGCAGAAATCCAACCTGCAACGGTCCAACCGACGCGGCCCTCGATTGCTTTGCGATAGCGCAGGAGATCCGCCTTGTATGCTGCGACGTGTTGATCCTTTGTGATCCTGCCGTATTTGTTACGAGCGCGCAGATGCAATTCGGCGACTTGTGTTATATCGGCAAGCACGCGACGGCCTCCCCAATACGAGATCGCAGGATTGCGCAGAAGATTGTTGAGCTTTTCGGTTTCACGACGGCGTACCATTCGCGCCATTGATTCGTATAGGCTTCCCGGCGTTGCCTTTGCCTTAAGAGCATTGTAATCCAGAACCGCACTCATCTTGCCAATGTCCTTCCGAACAGCATTCGCTCCCTGCTTCTTGCTTTTCGGCGGCGTGAATTTGATGAAAAGTTGAATGAGGTATCTACCTTCCTCCTTGATGATGCTGCCTAATCCGAAATTAGATGCCTTAGCCAGCTCGGTGAGAGCGGCTGACAGCTTCTCATTCTCCAGCGTGATCGCGATCATATCGCTTTGATTACATCCATCTCGCAGCCAGTTCCCTCGACGTCAAAGCGCACTTGCTCGACGAAGTAGGTCACGCCAGCACGCACGCAAGTCGTAGTCTGCGCAGGCGTGCCGCTCACCTGTGAAGTCGTGAAGAATACCGTGAAGCGCACGTCGTCTCTTCGCTGATCCTCAAAGTCCGAAAACATCGTGCGGCTCGAAGACCAGACGCCCGTGACCGTACTGCCGAGATATGCGAACGTGACGCCAGCTTGATCGAGGATCGCGCCTTGATCTATCGCGAGCTGCACCGGATCGAAGTCTCTGACAGTTGCCATACCTAAGTGCCGATTGTCACAACGCGCGACGCTGCGCTGTAGTGATCATCCTGCGCGCAACCGGAGAGAACGTGCCAGAACCAAGGACGGACGGCACCAGCGATGATGCATGGCGCGGAATTTATCGTGAAGACCTCCGCAGCATCACGCAGCAGGCGCGGCAAGTCTGCCTGAGATCGAGCGCGCAGGATTTCGTTTTTCGGAAAACCAATTTCGATGAGATGCTTTGCCTGCGCCGGATCGGCAAGCGTTACGATTGGCTTGGAAGCGAGCCTGCGGCATTCGGCGAGCAGATCGGAGAACCTATAGTGCCTCGCCTGAGAGTAGCCGAATGGAGAAAAAATGCATACCTCGCGGGAAAATCCGTAGCTTTCGAGGCCGTCGTTTTCGTCGATCAAATCGAAGTGCGGTTTGCGATGGATGTTCGAGAACTCAGAATGAATTCCGAACACGAAATCCTCCCACGATTTCCCGCTGCGTCTGAACTCGTCATAGCGATGCGGCCAGATTTCGAGGTCGATGACTCTGCCGAAGCCTTCCGATTCACGCAATTCCCTGAGCGACGGTCGCACGTAGGAAACGGCACCGAAAACTCCGACATATTGAGGCAAGCACTCGATGTAGACCTCGTGACCTTGAGCAGCGAGATGACGCGCAATCGGCAGGATGCGGATGATGTCTCCGAGTCGCTGGCTGTATACGAGACAGATTTTCATCGGCGAAATGCCATCGTCAGAATGTTTGGAGCGCAGGAATCGGCATCTGGCTTGCGAACTTCATCCTCTGGATTGCCGACGTATACCGGATGAAATCCAGCCTGCGCGAAAAGCCGCGCCAGACTATCCGGCGTGAAATGCCAGAGATGTTCTCCCGGCCTGCGATGTTTCCATCGAGCGAACCATTCCGCTCCCATGTAAGGATGATACCACGGCAGCGATACGATCACCGCACGAGCGCGCAGATGCTCAACGAAGTCGAGCGAATCGAAGTGCTCAAGACTGTCGAAGAACGTTACCGTGTCCCATTGCAACTCGTGCCAGTCTGCGCCGACTCGATTGATGAAAGACGGAAGCGGATAAGGAGAAACGTCGTGACCGCAGCAAACGATTCCCGGCTGCGTGCGTTTCATCTCTTCGAGGAAAGCACCTGTGCCGCAGCCTACGTCGCAAACATTGATCGCAAATTCGGAAAAGCGATGCACTAGCTTCGCTCTGATCGCCGACAATTCACGCTGTGGATAGTTTTCATATCGTGCTACGTAGGCGTGATCGTAAACCGCAGTCACGCGACGATCCCTCGACCGGAGCGCGCCTGTCTTCGCGTCGATTTGATAATGCTCGGGAACGTTCATTTCGCGTCTGGGTTGCGTGACTTGAAGAGCGCCTCGCCGCGCACGTATCGCTCGCGGGAATTCGTATGCGAATATGTCTTGTCCATGTTCGCCTTGCCGAAAGCCGGATGCCGGTGATCGAAGCGCAGGCGATCTCTCGCGTCGATCACGATGCCGTCGCGCCATGCTCGGTGAGAGAATTCGTTGTCACTGAATACAGACTCATACTCAGGAAAGAACAGGTGCCCTTGCTGCTCGTAACGCGCACGCGACAAGATCGCCATGCAAAGCAAGTCGTCCTTCCGGCTTCCATCGCTAGGCGCGATCACGAATGGCTCGGAGTGAGCGTCGCGATCCCTCACGAGATCGAGCAGCTTCTCGTCCCATCCGGAGCATGGCACCCAATCGTCCGAGAGCTGGACGAAGATTTCTCCGCGAGCAGATGCCGCAGCAAGATTCCACGCGGCGACGCACGACTTGTCCGACGAAGTGACGGAGATAAACTGCTTCGCCATCTCGACGCTGATTGCATCGTCCTCATCGACCGCGAAGATATGCTCAACGCGCGTCGGATCGCTGGCCGCATTCAGCCACATATCCCGAGTTGAAACCGCCATTGAAGATCGACCTCGCGTTGCGTGCAAAAGCGAAATCTTCGGAGTCTTGCCGAGATAGTATTGAGCCTGAAGAACCGCCGCCATCGCCTTGTTTCCTTCGGCTCGGAATGCGCGAGCGGCAAGATCGTATCCGGCCCAGCCGTACCACTTCGCTTCGTGCGTCCACGGTCGCTTGTCGCTCAATGGCTCGCGCAATTCCGTCATGCGCTGCGCCCAGTATACAGCCATTGAATAGTCCTTCTGCTCGAAGGCGTGCAGCACAAGACCGGCGAATGCCTCTCGGCACCACGGGAAAACGCCGTGCGCTTCGAGCAAAAGAGACTTCGCTTCGCGGCTGGAATTAGTCAGACGAGCGCAATTCAGCAACGCCTCGTATCGGAACGCCGGTTGAAGGTTCGGGAACTGCAACGCGAGACGACCAAACTCCAGCGCGGCTTCGCGGTTCTGGTTACAGTAGTGCTCCTGATGAATGTAAAAATACTGCGTCGCGCATTCGCGAACCGAGTTTGCGAGGATGCGGAGATTGCGCCTCCGGTTCTCCTGCTTGATTTCTTTTGGTGCGTGAACCCAGACAACGTCGCCGAGATCGAGATGCTTGTCGCCAGCGAGAATCAGCAGGTTCTCGTGTACGTCGTGATGCCAGACTCGACCTGAGTGGAAAGCGTCTCGGCGAATTGCTCGCTCGCGGAACAAGCACTTGTTCGATCCTTTGACGTCATAGGAAAAGCGCACCATGTGCACGTCTGCCGGGACTTGCTCCAGCGTCCGGCGTAGATTCTCGGCACCGCGCACCACGTCGTCGCAGTCGGCCCAGAAAAGCCATTCGCCTTTGGCCTGCTTGAATGCAGCATTGCGAGCGCGAGCGAATGAATCGACGTGATCCCAATCGCGTGCGGTCGGCTCGTTGATATACTCGGAGAAAACAAACGCCTTGCCGTTCGACCGGCACCACTCCTCGGCGATCTCCTTTGTCGCGTCAGGCACACGCTTGCCGATTGCGCGCACGAGCGAAAGCTCGTCGAACGCAGGAGCAAATGCTGCGAGCATCTGGCCTATGTGGTGCGACTCGTTGCCGCATATCACGCAAAGCGAAAAGCGCATGGCCCTGCACTAGGCGTCAAAAAAGCCGCTCCCAGTTACGAGAGCGGCTTCCCCATGAACCCTAAAAAAGAGCTTAGGAGTACTGCGTCGCGATGAGCTGACCCGCGTTGCTGTTCACAACCTTCTCGGCGACGAACTGCGAAGCGCGAACGATGTTCGACTTCACGCTCTCGTCGCGATAGGTGAACACGCCGACCGCAGGACCGTACTCGCTCCAGTTGAGCGTGAAGCCCGCGCCGCCACCGAAGAAGCCGGAAGAGGCCTCGGTGACATTGCCGACCCAAATGTACGTGTTCGACCAGACCTGCGAGCTGGAGAACGCCACGCCTTCCGGCGCGGTGTCGTAGCTGGCGCGACCGATGAGCACCTCGGCGACGCCGAAGACTTCGGCAGCGGCCTGCGTGCTCGCGTTGAGGATCGTGTCGCTCGAAAGACCGGCACCGCGAAGGCGGTTCTGGAATTTCGTGCTGGCGCGGATGCGAGTCCAGACCGGCGCGCTCATGACAACGCGCAGATTGCTGACGCTCTCACCCTTCGCGAGCAGGCGATCAATCGCTTCCTGCACGTCGGCACCAACGTCGAACGAGGCGAGATTGCCCGTCGTGTAGGCCGTGCCGGAGTTCGTGCTGGTGAACGTGCCGGAATCGAAGAGTTTCCCAGCGACGCGGATTTCGTGACCGAGCAGGAGCTTCCGCTGCGCGAGCTTGGCGGCGACGACTTCAGCGTCGAAGAAGCGCGAAACATCGAGCGCAACGGTATCGTCAACGCCCATTTCCACGCCGTATTCCTGCGCGATATAGGTCTCTTGATTATAGGCCTGCGTCGCGCGAGGATACGCGGAGTTCGGCGCACGCTGCTTGATTTCGTTCTTCAGGAGCTGGCCCTCCTTCAAGAGAAACGAAGGATACTGACCGGCGCGAACCGGCACAGGAAGAACAGGCATCACGCGAGTGGCAACCAGACCGGATTCCCAGTCTTTAGCCTGCTCAAGCACACCAGCGATATCGCCGCGAAAGACTGCGGCTGCATTCGTATACATGGTAGAAGTCCTTTAGTTAATTGTTAGAGATTCTTAGGAACGAACTCGATGACGGCACCGTTGCTGGAAGTCGTCGTGAGCGACTTGCCGATGGTGATCGTCCCGGTCGTGGAAACGAGGCCGGACGCGCCGAGATACAGCGTGTCACCGACCGTCACCGGAGCAGCGGTGACAACACCCTTCTGCGTGCCGAAGTTGGTCAGGAACGCGACCGTGACGTAGTCACCAGAAGCCGCGTCGATCTGCGCGAAGCCATCACAGTTGGTCGCGCTGGAAAGCCCGACGCCGCGATTGCTGGAAAGCACAACGCCGTAGAAGGCGGTGATGGTAGTGTTGGCAAGGAGGGTTCCCGTGCCGATATAGTTGGTGGCCATGTTGAGTTGGTTTTAGAGTTTGATCTTCTCGCCAGCCTGCACGCGCGAGCGGTAGGCGACGTAAAGTTCGGAATTGTTCTTGATGCAGAACGTGATCGCCGCCGCCTTGTCGCCTTTCAGCTCGGCGGTCTTTTCGGCAACGACGGCCTCGAAGGTCTTCGTCTCGGTCTTCGGCGCAGCGGCCTCGGACGAAACAACCGGAGCGGCAGGCGCGCCGATAGTCTTCGAGAACTCCTTCACCGCAGCGATGGCGGCTTCGTTGGCGGCGAGCTTGACGGCATCGGTCTGCGCGCTCATCGCGACTTCCTTTTCATCTTCCTTCGGCAGCATCGACTCGAGCTTCGAGAGACGCTCACCATAAGCCATCATCGCAGACTGAATCATCTGCTCGATGGCCTGTTTCATGTCATCGTTCATTTCGGCATTGGGTTCGATTTCGATTGAGACGCCATTGGCGTCGTTAAACTTGGAGAGTATACGCGAGAACAGTCCGTCACGATTCGCCGCAGGTTCGGAAACCAGATCGACGGAATATATCTCCGAACAGCGTTGAAGCACCGTGCGCTTGTCGCTCGCTAGTTCGGTCGGACCCGAGAACGCAATAGAGAGTCCGAACGTGTCTGGAATCTTTTCCGCAATCTCCAGCACATAGTCGCGATGCGGCGACTTCTCCAACAGGTTGAGGTCGCCGAGTAATTTGCTGCCCTCAATACGCAGATTCTCGACGAAGCCGATGATATCACCGGCACCACCAGAATGATCGAGCTTCACCTTGAGTCCGCCTTCATATTGAGACGCGGCTTCCTTCACCTGTTCAAGCGTTCTGGAATCAATCTGCACGCCATGACCTAGTGCCGGTCCCTCGGAGATCAGAGAGACGCCACGAATGATGCCAGCCTCGCGGTCAACGCGACCGGACGAGACGGCAAAAGTAATAGTCGGAGCAGCCATTGTAAAATGCGGATTCGTCAAATCACTTTGCCTTTCCCGACTCTATAGTCGGACGCCTTCTGTAAGCAGTAATGCGGACAACCTTTTTTGTTACATCGTCCCATACCGGAAATTGTCCGACCTCGATTGTCTTCGCTCGCAATGCAGGACCAAGAAGCACGCGCACGTTGTCCACGCTGCAATCGAGTTGCTCCGCAATTTTGTCGCGCGAATCCCAGCCGGGAGGCAGTATATATGTCTTGCGGTTCTGCGCTTCGACTAGCTGTTTCCAGTTCATAGCTTGAGCAATGCGGCGAAATGCGATTCGCCGTCGATGATCGGTATATTCAGGTGCAGGAATGCTCCGCTCGCAGCCACGAGCTGCACTGCATAGCCATGCGACCAGTCAGTCGGTGCCGTATGCTGCCAGAGCGGTTGAAGCTGACAGAGGCAACCGGGATTCCACGCGCCGACGATACCGCTCGAAATGCGCCGCACGATATTGCTCTGCGCTCGATGCGTGTGACCGAATACACAGTTGCCGCCGATTTTGTCCACCGTTGCGCCGACTGCGTTTTTCGCGGTTGAAACACCGTGAAAGAAAAAACACTTGCCACGCTTGATGACGCCGGGAACCGGAAGCTCGTCATAGAATTCGCCTTGTCGATAATACGAGATGCCGCGCTCCTTGAGGCCGAGACGAAACTCCGGTGCAAGCAATCGTCGCAAGCCTTCGGCGTCCTTCTTGTGGCGCAGAACCTGTGTCACGCACCACGTCTCGACGCGCCTCTCGTGATTGCCTTCAAGGTATTCGACTTTTGCCCTCGGTGCTGCTGCTTGGAGCGCATCGAGGAACGTCTTAGCTGCGGCAAGGTCTTCCTCGTACGTATAGTCTGTTTCGGCGACATAGCCCATGACGTGATGCTGCGCGAGGAATCCGCCGCAGTCTACGTGATCGCCCAGCAGAATAATTTCCTGCGGATCGAGTAGCTTTATATCAGACAGCATCGCCGAGATCGCGGACTTGTCTATCAGGCATCCATGCGTGTCGGGAATCACGACGCGCACAATGTCGCCGCCGATCCTTCGGCGTGTTGCGGCGGGCGCAGGCAACTTCGTCTTGCGTGCCTTGGTCGCGTTATCGAGAGCAGTTCTCGCGACCTGAAGCTCCTTCTTCAGACCGGCAATCTCCGACTCGTATATCTTCCGCGTCTCGTCGCGGTGTAAGGTGTTCCAGTCAGTCATGCTTTTTTCCGCTCCACTCGCGCTTCCACCGCCAGAGCAGATAGGCGATGCCGAGCAGCGATCCGATCAGGCCGATGACCTGATTTGCCTGCGCGATGATTGTTGCCGATACCGTAGGCAATGACGCTACGAGAAAATCCATTGGTCGAGGGCTGTTCATTTGCTCTTGGAAAGTTGATGGCGGACGCCGAGCCAGAAATATATGCACGCGAAGGATACAGTCAGAATCTCGCCATGCAGTCCGGCTAGCTCCTCATTCGGTCGCGTCCATATATACAAGCACGCGCCAGCCACCATGCATGGTCGCACCATCTGCGTGCAAAAGGCGGCGATGGTCATCAAGCCGTGCATCCACGACGCGGCGTTGGGCGGCAGCGAATATGTCGTGCTGTTCGTGCCCTCGACCGCTTTAGCGAATGCCTCGACTTCGGCGACCGCGATCTGCTTTTCCTTCAGCGCGGCGATCTCGGCGATGCGTCGCTTGCTTGCGCTCCACTCCTTCGCCTCGCCAACGAGCGAGCCGAGGAACTGAGTTGCGCCGCCGAGCAATGTCCCGCCAGCGGCAGAGGCGAGGAAGGAAAGCAGACTCATTCGGCTTTCTTCTCAATCTGCGGCGGCTGCACAAGCGCGGCGAGAACGCGCACGCAACGTTCGAGGATTTCGTGATCGGCGCGGGTGCCGCGAAACTGGGCGGCGGCTTGCGCGAGATTTTCGAGAGCTTGAACTGGTGTGATTTCGGGTTGGGTCATGGGAGGTTATGCAGCGACCGCCGGAATCTTGTACGTCGTTCCCGTCGAGTCTTTGATTGTGATGTAACCTGTCGCGGTTGGCGCGCCTGCAACGTATGCGTTGCCGAGTTGCAGTGCATCACCGGACGCCAGCGCGAGCACGTCAGCAGCACTCCGATACAACGAAACATCCGCGCCGAACCCGATACCGCCTGCGCTGGTAGTGTGGCTGGTGAGTTGCAGGCGACCGTTTGCGGAGTCGGTGGTGGTGCCGATAAGAATGTTTCCGCCTACAGGGTTGATCGAGATCGGATAAACTACGCCAAGGGCTGTGGCGTTAGCCGCTTGCATCCATAGAATGTTTGCCGCCGTCGACCCTATATCGAGGGAATTGTTATAGGAGCGAATACGAGCTACGCCGCCAGATGTAGTGCCAGATGAAGGCGGATCGGCTTGTGTGCTAGATCCACCAGTAACATCGAACAGAGTTGCTGGACTTGAGGAACCGACGCCGACGTTGCCGCTGGATGTAACCCTGAATCGCTCCGTGCCGTTCGTGGACGCAGTCAGAACATTTGCTCCGGTCGCCGAAAGAGCGAGCGTCCCTGCATTCGTCAGACTCGGAGTCGTGACAGAGGTGCTTGCCGACAGCGTCGTGAACGCGCCCGTGCTCGGCGACGATGCGCCAACCGTGCCGTTGATGTTGATCGAGGCCGTGCCGGTGAGGTTCGTGACCGTGCCGCTGCTCGGAGTGCCGAGAGCGCCGCCGCTGACGAGCAGAGTCGAGGACGCCGGAATCGTCGTGCCGTTCAGCGTCGTCGTGCTGCTGCTCGACAGACTCGTGAAGGCTCCGGTATTTGGCGACGATGCGCCCACCGTCGTGCCGTTGATCGAGCCGCCCGTGATCGCGACGCTGTTCGCGTCCTGCACGCCCATCGTGCCGATTCCAAGATTCAAACGCGCAGTCGAGGCCGACAATACATCCGACAGGTTGCTCGCCTTCGCCAGCTTCTCGGTATCGAGTTCGTCAATCGCCGCCTGCACCGTCGTCGCGACGATGCCTCCAGCCGGAACATTCGTGACTTGCGAGGCAGTATAGTCACCGCTCGCTGCAACGATGTTCCCATTGCGACCGAATACGGAGGCGACCGCGTCGGTATTATCCACCTTCTGCCAGTCGGAGCCGCTGGACACAATCCAGTCGCCGACGTCGAAGGTGATGCTGGCGAATGAGCCAGCCGCGCTCGTGATGTAATAATCACCGCGAGTCGATGCACTCGGAGGATTGACGAGCGTCGGCGTATTCGTCGAGGCATCCCATGTTCCCTCGTAGTAAAGCTGACCGAGAACGGAATCGGGCAACTGCGTTGTCGGAACCTTGCCGCCAGCATCGAGCGTCGCGACGCCATTGGCTGCGCCTTTTTCCGTCGTGGGAATCTTCCCGGCCAGCGCGCTCGTCAGGCCGGTGACCTGCGACTCGATGATCTGAATGTTCGGCGCGGTGACGGAAGTGATGCGGCCCTTAGCATCAATCGTGATCGACGGCACGCTCGATGCCGAACCGTAATTGCCAGCAATCACTCCGCTGATCGTCAGCGAAGGGTTGGGATAGTTGCCCGTAAGATCGCCTCCTGCGGCTTCGCCCGTCTGGATGAAGTAGGTAGTACTTTCCAGCGCAGCCGAGCCGAGTCCGAGATTGTTTCGCGCCGTCGATACATTCGCGAGATCGCTCAAGTTCGATGCTTTCGCAAGCTTCTCCGAATCGAGTTCGTCAATCGCCGCCTGCACCGTTGTAGCGGTGATGCTCCCTGCTGGCGTGTTCGTGACTTGCCCAGCGGAATAGTCGCCGCTCGATGCGGTAACTGAGCCAGTCCTCCCGAAGACGCTGACAACATTTGCAGCAACCGTGATCGACGCATCGCCGTTTGTGATCGAGATGCCTGCGCCAGCATTCAGCCGCGCATTCTTCCAGAGATCATCAGTCGCATCATATACGATGACCTGACCGGCCAACTTAGGCGCGTTGATTTGTACGTCGTGAATCTCGTCTAGTTCGTAGCCATTCTGAATACGAACATACAGTTCGCCGTTTCCGTTGTTGGCGCGCTCTACGATGCCAACATACACGAGATGATTTGGAGCATACGGCTTAACATTCGTAAACGCTCCAGCAGTTGCGCCGAGATAGAGCGTGTCGCCTTCGTTATAGCTGCCGAGCATCAGCTTGTCTACAACGCCGACGCACGTGATTTGACCGACTCCACCGGCAGAGATGGAATCATCGCTCACGACGCCGATGGTTTTCGCGGACGTCGCATCGCTCAGATTCGACGCCAGCTTGACGGACATTCGATCGCCGGTTGCGCCAAACGCATACACGACTTGACCGCGAGTGATCGCAACGGATTCGGCGTTCGTGATCGTTGCGGTCAGCGTTTCCTGCGCGCCAGAAGCGTCAATGGTGATTGATCCCGGCGCGCTCGTGATGTTGATGCCGACGCCAGCGGTCAGCGGCGCAGCGGAGTATGATCCGTTGTTGCCGATCAGAAGCTCGCCATCGGAAGGAGTCGGCAGAAAGTCGGTGATCGAGGTCGGTCCGCCGCCGCCGCCGGTTCCTCGCGCGGCGACGAGAGTCCAGTCCGACGAACTGCGCGTCGGTCGCGTACGATTGTCGTCCTTCGCGGACACGTAGGAATCGCCGTTGATCGTGACGAAATCCAGCTTGTTATAGACAACATCAGGACGCCACTTGCCGCGCGGATTCAGCGTCTTCGGTTCCGCGAATTCCTTGCGCAGCTTGTCGATTTCACCAGCGCGCGGAAAGCGAGCCAGTTCCGCCGTGACGATTTCCTTCACCGCGCCGGGAAGACTGGCCGCGTGCTCGGCGATCTTCTCCTCTGCCGCAGACGCAAGGCGTGCGTTCTCGTCGCGCTCGGCGATGATCGCGTTGTATCGCGCCTGCGTGCTGCGTTCGAGGCTGTTTGCAAGCTCCACGATCTTCGCTTCGAGGGCAGCACCGAGTGCCGCAGTCTTGTCAGCAGTCTGCTTCGTCGTCCATTCCTCCAGCTCGGCGCGCAGTTGCGGTTCCGTTTCCTCGAACGTGCGCTCGATCTCCTCGCTGAGATGCGTCTTTAGTTGCGGCAACTCCTCCACGAGTCGGCGCAATTCCGACCGCTGAATGATAGCTAGTTCAATTAGCCGTTCGACTTGAGTGAGCGTGTCCATCGTCAGTTCTTTTTCTGAAGTTTTCCCTCATGCTGTTTCATGCAGACCGCGCTCCGTTGCGCGGCATCTGGAAACTCTGCGGTTGCTATAGGATCGGCCATGCAGCGAGCCATGAAGTCATCGTGCGTCTCGCCTGCGGATGGCGTCGGCAGATCAAACTTCTTCGGCTCGGCGAATTGCACGAGCGGCTTGTCGATAATCGGATTGGTCGCGGTCGCTGCCTTGACCGAAAGCTCCTTGCGGTATTGCTCGACGGCATTCAGCCATGCGTGCGGATCGGCTGGCCGCTGTTCGAGCGTGATCGCAACGACGTCTGCGGATTCGAGTCTGCGCTGCTGCTCGGTTGACGCGGCTTCCTTGCGCTCGGCTTTATTGAGCCGCTCGACGATTGCGTTCGCCCAAGTTCTCCCAGCGTCGCCTCCCCAACCCTGCCACGCCTGCCAGCCTTTGCCCTGCTCGTCCCACGTCGAACCCTGCTTGTCGATCTCGTGCCGGTCGAAATATGCCTTCATCCGGCGCACAGTATCGGCTGAGAGCGGCTTCTTGTTTTGTATATCACGAGCGCGAGCGAGGCCGACTGAAGTCATGCCGCGCTGAGACGGCGGCTTACTGGCGCGAACTTCAAGCGCGCGGCGAGCGTTCGCGGCCATGCGGTCATTCGGAACATAGGAATCCTCCGCGAAGTTGACCGTGATGAGATCGGCCGAGGCGTTGACCTGTTCGACCGGAGCGTCCGGTGTTGCGCCTTCGGCGATGTTCTCGGTGGAGACAGACTGACCGGGAGATGCGGCTTGTTGCGCTTGCGCGGCAGACGTTGCGACCTGATCGCCAGCAGCAGCGGCAGCGGCTGGAGTGCTCGGAAGCGAATTGGTCACCAGCCGGATTGCCGTTTCGGGAATCTCGTACTTTTGCGCCAGCTCCTTGACGTATGCCGCCTCCATCGCGATCTGCTCAAGACGACCGAAAGCGTCGGTGCCTTGCTCGGCGGCGATCTCCTGCAATGACTTCGCGCCTTGCCGGTTCTCGTTCATGTTCGCCGCGCTCTCGCGGCCAACATCGATGGTGATCTTCGGCGGGAATCGCCATTCGCCGCGCGTAGCACGACGGATAGCTTGCACCATCGTCTCGCCAGTCTGTAGCGGAGGCGGCGGAATTTCCTCGCGCGCGATGGCGTCGAGGATGACCGCGTTCTTAATCGGATCGAGAACCTTGTCCACGAGGACGCCTTGGTGCCGCACGAACACGCGATCCGCCGCTGCGAACTCGGCGCGGACGCTCGGACCTTTGAAGTCCTGCGTGCCGAACAGAACGCCTTGCGGGATGCCTATGCCGATTGCGATCTCGTGCATCAAGTGTTGCACGAATCCGGCGAACGCCTGCGACGGCCGCGAGGGCATGACCTCGATGCGATCAGCGGTGCCGAAATACCGAATCATTCCGATCTCGGACAATTCGTTTTTCTGCGCCTGTCCGCTCGGCAACTGGATCGACGGATTCGGCGTGAACAGATTGCGCGGATTCGCCGCCGCCTTGTCCGAGAATACAAGTGCCGCCTGCTGCGCAGCGAAGCGCACGCCGGTCTTCTCGGCCTCAAGAATGCCATACAGCATCCGAGCCGACCGCGCGCAGGCGTGGAAATCGGACACGCCGCGAAACTGATCGCTGCGGAACGGATCGAAGAAGTGACAGAAATTCGCCGCCGGAATTTCCTCGGGATCGAAATATACACCGTCCCGCGTCACGCGATATATTTGATACGCAACCGGACGACCGAACTCATCGACGATGACGCCTTGATAGTAATTCGCAGGCTGCGCCGTGAGCGCATTGGGATTTCCGATGCGAGTCGCCGGAACGATCTGGATCTTCAGTTCCTTGTCGAGACGACGAAGGACAAAACCGAAATCGCCGTCAACCGGACGCTCCTCGCACCCGATCTGCACGAGCTTTCGGAACGAGTGCCGCCCGGTCACGTCGGCGCGCTTGCACCAGTCGTGGAAGTATTCGTTGACGATGTTATTGTACGCGCGGTCGCCAGTCATCGCCGAGAATTCCTGCGGCGTGCAATAGAGCGAGAACTTGCGCGTGATCTCGCGCGCTTGCGGGAAATTCTCCACGAGGTCGCGCGCCTCCCACATCATCACGATCCGGTCGCGCACCGTCTGCGTCGATTCGCTCGGCTGTCCGTATTGGCGCGGAGCGTATAGGCGATCCGTCATCGCCGCGTTATACGAAAACATCTCGCGCTGGATGCGCGCTTCCAGACGCTTCAGCGCATAGGCAGGCGCGACAGTCTCGATTGCGCGCTCGAACCAAGGACGATTCTGGATGACCTTTTGAAAGTCGAAAGACGTAGCGTCCATGATAGTATCAATTGCCGTTGAAGCTGACAAAAGTCACCGTGTCGGTGACTCCATTGGCATCGTCAATCGCGGCCTGAATCTGGCCGAGCATCTCGTTGAGTCGGCCGAGGTCAGCGCGGGTCACGCTCTTTCCGTTCAGCGAATAGCTTGTATTCAGCAAGCACGCTCGGATCGCTGCAATCGTCTCTGTCTTGAGCGTGGCTAAAGTCCCAGCATCAAGATTTAGGAACGGATTATCGTAGCCCATATTTTAGGCTACATCGTCAAACTTGTCACTTCACTCTATTTCGGCCCAAGCGAAGCCGGTCCATTCATTGACCAGCCATCGTTACGATAGCACGATGGCAGAACAACGTGCGTCCTTGCGTGCTTGCTTTGATTCAACGAGTGAGGGAGCACCTGCAAATTCCTATGGCAATGCGAGCCTCCGCGTGAAAGCGGGTAGATATGATCAACCGCGTGCGGTATTTGCAGGCACTTTGAGACGCGTCTAGCTATCTCGAATATTTGACGAACAGCTTTGACCCAAGAATCCGTTGAAGCGGCATCGCGCTTCCGCGCTCTTTTGCGTGCTTGCAGTTCGGTGACACGTTCTTGATTCCTTTCGCGCCATTCGCGATTCAACTCTCTTACCTTGTCTCGATTGCGGTTGCGCCATTGTTTGAAGTATAAGCTCATGCGGTCGGCATACTTCTTTTGCCACCGAGCCTTCTGAATCGTGCGCTTTTCTGGATTTGATCGGTTCCAGCGCCGCGCATCTTCGCGTGCCTTTCCAACTCTAACAGCGAACCTCTCGGCGCTGATCCAATATTCTTCTCCGTAATTGTAGCACCAGAAAACTTTCCCGTCTTCCCTTACCTCTCCGCGTTTGCGTCTCGGATTCATGCCTCGGCTTGTTTGGGCACGTACCGCAGCACGCCAGCGATGGTCGCTACGCAAAGCATCATGGCCGAAGTGTCGAGGCCGTGATTCGGCGCATTGCTGCGAACCTCGCGCCACTCCCAGACGCCGGAACGGATCTCGGTTTTCACCTCACCCTTCAGATGCTCAATATACAACGGGTTGACGTCGTCGGGCATTTCCCACTTCAACTCGCCTTTTCCCTCTAGTGCGAGTGCGAGAAGGTCTTTGAAATAGTCGCCGGACCAGTTGTAGAAATGCGCGTCGCCGCCAGCGTAGTCGCTGATCTGCGGCTCGGAGAACGGATAGTTGAGCAGCGTGCCGCTGGCCTCGTCCCGCATTGTCCACGTCTTCCGCGCGAAGCCGCGCATTCCGCGCCAGCCAAACTCGACGCAGTCGCGGTCAACCTCCGCAGGTTTATAGCCGCGATCCTGAACGACCGTAAACGACGGCACGCGATAGCGGCTCTGAATCTCGCGCAGCATGGTGCGCGTCTCAACGCGACCGAACCAGAGTTGCCGGTATATTGGACCGTCGAGAAACGCGCCGACCTCGACCCAAAAGTGATCGAGCTGGCGGTCGATTGTCATCACGCGCAGACGTTCGTTTTCTATCGGCGCTCCGTCCGCATAGGTTGAGACAGTATACCCACTCTTTGCCGCAAACAGATTTACGACCTTTTTCTCTACGACCCACGGTCGCGCCTCGCGCTTCGTGCGAAACTCGATTTTCGCGGACTCGTCGCCAGTTCGCACGAGTGCGTTCTCCGCATGCGCCCACTCCTCCGCGAGCAAGCGCATCGGACGGCTTACAATCGCCTCGATGCGGAACGAGCGCACCTCGCGCGATGCCTTCGGATTTTGCGGCACGAAGCGGCCAGTCTTCGCCCAGCTTGCGCGGGTCGTATCGTTGTCCGGCGATTCGTGTCCGCAGTTAATACAGCGAAACCGCACCGTCTCGACGACACGCGCAACGTCCCAAGTGTCGTCGTCGCGCTTCGCCGAGCGGTCCCAAACGAGGCCCGCCCGCTGATTGCCCTCGACGATCTGCTCGAAGGCAACTGGATGCAGCTTCCGGCAGGCCGGACATTCGGCGTGCCACTCACCTTGGTCGCCGCTGCGAAAGCTCGTATCCTCGACGTTGCCGGTCTCCGCGTCCATGACAGGAGCCTGCGACGCATTGTATATTTTCGAGCGACCGACCTCCTCGAACTTTGACACGCGCGCGACCGCGTGACCGTAAATCTCCTGCCAGCGCGGCAGCCACAATTCGTCGTTGATTTTGTACCGGATCGACTGGCTCTGCTGCGTCGAGAGGTTCGCCGCGTTGAGCGTCAGGAAGAACCCGCCGAAGTAGATCTCCGTCGTCGTCCGGTGCGGTCCCGGCTTCGGCAACATCGCGGCGACCGGACGGCACCGCTCCAGCAGCGGCCAGAGCCGAGTCTTCGCGTGTCGCTCGACCATGTCGTCGGTCTGCATCGTCCACGAGATTGGGCCGGGATCGTTCGCGATGATCCACGGGAGCCACACGTCCGCGACGAGCGTGCCGCCGATCTGAACCGCTTTGCGAAAATGCACGCGCCGCACAAGCGGGTCTTGCAGCGCGTCGAAGATCGGAACGAGCCAAGGCGACAGCCGCACATTGAACGGTCCCGGCGTCGCGTAGCTCTCTGGCAACTGTACGTGCCGCCGCGCCCAGTCGTAAATCGGCGCGCGGTCCGGCCGAGGCAGACGCAAGTCCGCAAGGAGATCGGCGGCGTCAGGCATCGGTCTTCGCCTTCTTCGGCCGTCCTCCCTTGCGTCCATTCAGCCGCGCGGCCTCCGCTTTCGCCGCGCTGCGCACGCGCCCGCCAAGGCGACCGAGCGCGACTGCGGCGGGATTTTTTGAGGGTTGATCGATCATAAGTTAGGTGGCGAACTTCGCCTTGAGGCTCCGCAATAGCCTAGCCCGTCCCGCGTCGCCGCAGCGGGAGAGAAGCCATTGCGCGTCATCCCACGCGGTCAGCGCAAGTCCGGTCTGGCGATCGATGAACCCGAGTGGATGAGGCTGCGACTCAAGCGTTGCGCGGTTCGCCTCAAGAATGGATTTGATCTGCGCGCATACCGCAGCAGCCTTATGGATGCGCAGTTTGCGCTGGTGAGCGCGAAACTGCGGTGATGACTTATAAGCCTTGAGAAGACCGGCATCGCCGACCTTGCGGATGCACTCGCAGCCGACCTTCGACCGCTTGCCGTCCTTGCTGACGATGACGCACTCGAAGCGGATTCCGGTCCCGCAGTAATCGCAGGAACCGCCAGCCTTCTGGGTGCCGTCTGGGTAGGTGATGACGTTCTCGGACATTCCGATGTAGCGGAACGGTCCCTCGCCGAGTCCAGCGATCTCGAAAGCGTGCTTTCCAACGTGAGCGGTGATTTCAGTTTTCATTGGTCGTTGTTGATTACGTCGAAGAGAGAAACCGAAGCGGTCTGGTTGCGCAAGATTTATTTTCGAGGAAAAAGCAGGCGCGTTTTTCACGCCTGTCGGCGTGCCCGTTCAGCCCGTCGCGAGTTCCACCTCGCCGAGCTTCTGGACGCTGAAGCAATTAGTCACCGATCTGCGCTTCCCGCAGACCTCGACCCAGCTTCCCCAAAGCGTTTGATACTGGACTTGATCGACTCGGAACTCGACGTCGCAGATGCGTCCGGTCGCCTTGCGAGTGTAGCCGGTGTAATAACCTCCAGCGCGTTTCGCGAGAACCGTTTCGGCCATCGTTCCGCGATAGGTTTTCCCGAGGGTGATTTCGTCGAGCTTGAGGCGGCGACCGCCGTCGTTGTGTTGGTAGGTTGTCATCGTTGTTTTGGTTTTCTTTGCTGACGGCCATCGTCAGGCGGCGCGTAACGCCGCGACGCCCTTGCGGGCGTTTCGGCCTTGATCAACTCGCGACGGCAACGTCGAGGTCGGCAGCGGCGCGGAGGAACTTCCGCGTGTCGTCGTTGAGAGCCTCGTTCTTCGCCGCGACGAGGTAGGCATCGCGATTGCTGATTGACGGGTTGCGGTAGCGTACGACCGCGAGTGCCATAGCAACATCCGACTTCACCTGACTTTCAAGTAGCCCGAAGCTCTTCTCGTCGAGCCGCTCCTTCCATCCGAGCAGCGCGCCAGCCTCGAAGTTGTCTCGTCCGATGGACGAGACGAGCACCTCGTCAGCCATCAGAGCTGAACGGCTGAACATATGGCGCAGGAATGACTGGTGGATCAGTTTAGCGATGGTGATGAGGTTGGTCGGCTCAGCCGGGATTTCGAGAGCGGCGTCCTTAGCGGTTCCGTAGGTGAAGCGGACGGTGCGGGTTTTGATCGAGGAGGTCATGGTCGTTGTTTTTTGTTGTTGGATTAACTTAACGAGACAGAGCAAAACCCAAGCGGATCGGTATTGCAAGAACTATTTTCTAGAAAAGCGTGCCTCGGTTTCCACGCGGTAAATCTCGGGCGTCAGCCGCTCCCATCGCTCCCAGCCTAAATCATCGATGAACCAGCACGGCGGCGGCGAAGTCGCGCGGCGTCCTCGAGCTGGAGCGTCGCCAGCCTCGAGCCAGCCGAGGATCTCGAACCTCGGTCTCGCGCCGCAAGTGCCGACGACGATCCGCCCCTGCGCAATATCGCGCGGCGTGACCTTGCAGAAGCGCGGATTCCGCGCCCAGCGCACTTCGATGCGCGTGCCGTCGAGATCCGGCACCGAATACACATCGACGCCGAGCGACGGCTCTAGCCCGAGCGCCAGCGCAACCGCCGCCTCGGCGCACGCGGCATTGATGTGGTTGTCGAGCAACTGGCCCGGCCACGCCTCGGGGAAAGCGGGACGGCTCCGCTTGGCCTCCGCGCTGAGTTGTCGCGCGCGTCCGGCCTCGACGGCCACGGCTTCCTGCGCGGGTGTTAAGACGACGATCATTCCTCGGCCACCGTCGCCTTGATCGCGTCCGTTTCGAACCGCGCCAGATTCGCATTCACGACCTCTCGGATCTCGTCGAGGATGAGCGCGCCTTCGACGTTCGCCTCCGCTGCTGACTTGCCAGCGACACGCGGACCAAGCTCGACCTCGAGCTTGAGCCGCAGGAGCAGATCGAGCTTCGTGCCGAGCAGGCGCAGCATCTCGCGGACGGTTTCGCGCTCGACGACTTCCTGCTCCTCCCGCTTGTTCTTCGATCGCGCCAGCAGGATTTGCTCACGCATCAAATCCGCCTTCAGCTCGGCAAGCGTCTTCGTCGCCGTGTCCTTGCCGATCAGTTTCTCCGCGCAAAAGGCGCGCCACGCGGGAACGTTCTCGCGTTTGCCGTCTGGCTTCGGAGCCTCGTCAGGGTATCGCTTGCGCGCGTCGTAGATCGCCTGCCGCGAGAGTCCCAGTTCCTCGGCAAGCTGCTTCGGGCCGCTGACCCATTCGCCGCCGGAACGATCAGCCTCAAACTCAGACAACGCCTTGCGCTCGGAGGCGGTGAGCGTTTTGCCCGCCTTCAGCTTCTTCGTGATGTTGGCGACATTCGCCTTTGCCAGAAGCTCGGCTGGGTTTGGTGCGTCGTCGCTCATCCTTCAGATTGGAGCGCCGGGGTCGGGGTTGAACCGCCCTTTGCAGGCTGGAGGCCTGCCGTGTCCTTGGTGTCACTTCCGGCGCGTGAAATTGCTTGGCCGCGATACATTGACGCACCGCGGCGTTCGATCTCGCTGAACGGTATTTCGGGAACCGTCAAACGCGAGCGAGCTTCAGGATTGAGGAAATAGATATAGCGAAGCTGAAAACCGTCCAGCGGCTTCCATCCCGCGGCCTCAAACTGCTTCATAGATGCAGCCCCGTTTTCCAAAACGTGTTTACCTTTGGTTAAGGTAGTTCGCGAGGCTACGATCCGCGCTTGGTTCTGTTGCTGCTTGCTCCTTCCATCGGTGAGTGATGTTCGCGAAAACTTTTCTCCGCTGGGTGCGGCCCAGATTTGATTGTTCTCCTTGATTCCAGTCAGAACAAATCCACTCGCCCTGTAGATCGTTCCGTCGCCGCATTGCGTGGCGTCCGCGAAGGAAATCACCCACTCGATGTTCGCGTAGTGCTTTCTCAAAAGACGCATCGCAATAGCAATCGCTCGGCTTTCGGAATTTCGCGGGAGCCAATCGGCAAATGCCATCCGGTTCAGTTCGATGAAGTCATTCCATCCGGTAGCGCGCACGAGCCCTTGGATTTTCCGTTTGTCGAGACTTGGACCGAACTGCATCGCGCCACCGCATTTCCCGTTAAGGAAAACGCCGAAGTGCAGTTGAGAGTTCTGCACGACCTTTCCGGAGTAATGACATGACCGCACGATCCGGTCGGCATCGTTGCGCGAAATCGGCTTCAGCAGGATGTCTTTCGCGCTTTCCATTTTATGCGATAAAGCGTGCGGCAATAAATGCCAGCGCGTTCCCGTTAGAATTTTCGTTGCTTGATGATTCGCCGCCGCCCTCGGACTTTGCCTTCTGCAACGCCTTTTCAATCGTATCGAACTGGTCGTCGTGAACCGTGAACGTCATCTGACGAAACGGTGCGCGGTCGCCGTTTGGAAGTTCCGGCATGGACGCTTCCGCGACGTCGAACTTTTCGAGGTCTTCATTGCTAAAGCCGATCTCCTCGAGCGGAAAGTCCTCGGCTTCGAGCGACGCCAAAACCTCGGCGAGCTTGTCGTCCCACTCCGCGAGCTCAGCGGTCCGGTTGTCCGCGATGCCGAACGCGGTCGCATCCACGCCAGCGAGCGCGGTGCGGACGATCTGGATCTCGGTCCAGCCAAGCTCGGTCGCTGCGGCCAGCGTGCCGTTGCCCGCGAGGACGATTCCCTTCGCGTCAACGACGATCGGCTTCTGCTGGCCGAACCGGCGCAAGCTCGCCTTGATCGCGTCGAGGTTTCGACGGGAATGTTTTCGCGTGTTGGCCGGATCGAACGAGATTGAGCCAAGCGGGACGGTTTCGAGCTTCATTTGTAAAATTGCGCGTCAAGATTTGCAAAAGGGCTAGCTCAGTTTTTTTGCGCTAGGTCTTGCAACCCGCGCCGCCGCCCAATTGTAAAAAGATTCCTTGCCCCCCCCCACCCACCCTGACCGGCCCTGCTCCAGCCGCCAGAATGCCCGCAAACGGCCATTCCTTGCGTTTTAAGGCGATTCGGTTGTCTGGCCTATACCTGCATACCCATTGCCGCCAAATGCCCTTAGAATGCAAGCGATGCGGTCCAGCATTTCCTGACCCATAGCATTTGACCGTGCCTAACTTGTTGCCGCTGGACCGCCTCATGCCTCTCGATCCTCCATGGCCTGCCGCAGTCCGTCCGCGCTGCTCATCGCGTCCTCGTGGTGCCGGATCGTCTCGCGGTAGTCGGTCAACAACGCCGCGATGGCCGGAAACACCAACCGGATCGCCTGTACGTCCTGTTGAAATTGCCAATGCGCGGCCTGCCGCGTCAGCACGCGCGCCTTGACCTGCTCCTCATAGCTAGCGAGCAACGCGCCCGTGTCGCCCGACGCGAACCTGAGCACCATGACAAACGCGCGCTCGGAGAGATCGCCCAGCGACGCCAGCCGCCGCACAAGTGCCTTCGCCTCGCCTAACTTCTCGGCCTCAATTTCGAGCAACCGCTCGCAAATCTCCGCGAGGATTCGCGCCTCCTCCGATGCGCCATCGACGCGACGCACCGGAGCAACTGGAGTCTGCGCGAGTGTATACGTGACCACGACTATAGTCTCCGCAGAGGATCGAGCACGAGTGCCATGTCCTCCTCGGCTATTGATATAGACTCCAGACCATGCAGCGGGAGCGTACCCATCTGCTCCTGCGACTCGATGCCCGCTATAAGTCGGCGCAACCGCTTTTTGCGCTCGTTGATTTCTCCGACTAGTGCCTTCTGTCGCAACTCAAGCGTCGCGATTGATCGGCTCGCTTTTGCCGCTAGCCGCAATGCCTCTAGCTCACGTATCGCTGCATTTTCCACGACGACCTCCTTGCGCCGCCAGCGAACATCTTAGCGGTTAGCCGCTGATGTTTCGCCCATGCGTGCGCGCTGATTTTTTTGGGTTTCCTCGCCACGTATACAATCGCCGGAAATTGTTTCTCGTACGTCAACTCATTTGATTTCGCGACCGTTGAACCAGTATTGCTCCTCGATGCTGCCGTCCGCGAACACGAGCCGCACCGCTGGCCCGTCTGCGCGGTGAATGACGCCGTGCTTGTAGTAAACGCACGATCCGTCGTCGTGCGTCACCGCTGGACCGTCGTCGCTATGCAATCTGCCCTCGTTGTCTGTTTTGCTGCTCATAGTTTTTCAAAGGCGAAAGCTGGTTTGAAGAAACGAACTGCCTTCGCGATCCCGCCCGCTCCATTGCGGTTTTTAGCTTGGTCGATGACGACTTGAACTGTCGGCGAGTCGGCGACGAGCGGCACCTCGGGATCGGGATACAAAAGCCAAACACGGTCGGCGTCCTGCTCGATGGAACCTGACTCGCGCAAGTCGGACAGGCGCGGCCTGCGGTCGTTTTTCTCGGCGTCGCGGTTGAGCTGCGAGAGCAGGATCACCGGCACGCGGAACGCGAGTGCCATGAGCTTGAGCCGACGCGACATTGCCGCGACTTGCTGCTCGCGCGCGGCGCGTGCGTCGTCCGGCTGTATGAGTTGCAGGTAGTCGATGACGACAACGTCTGGGAGCGCATCCGCACTCGCGAGCATCGCCACGCGATCCTCGATGCGCGAGACGCTATTCGTCTCGGCGACTTCGAAAATGTTGAGGCGTTGCGCGTCTTCCTTGAGCTTCTCCGCGCTTCGGATGCGCGACTCCTTCGCCGCGTCGTATTCTTCCTTCGAGCATCCGCGCGTGATCGCTGATCCGCGTCCGGCACGCTGCTTGGCAATGCGACCGACGAGGTCTTTGCCGTTCATTTCAAGCGAGACGATCATCGCGCGGCCTCCAGCTCGTACGACGGAGTCCGCCATTTGAATCGCGAGCGCGGTTTTTCCAACTGCCGGTCGTCCTGCCATCACGAGCACTTCGCCCGCGCCGAGCTTGCCGAAATAGTCATCGCACTCGGCGATTCCGGTGCCGACCTTGCCAGCGGCCTTTCCGTTGCGTTCCTCGGCGATGTATTCGTCGCAGAGCGCGGCCAAGCCCTTCGTGATCGCGTGCGCAGATGCCGCTTGCTCGGCTTCACGAATTGCTGCACGCGCGAGCGACCAGTCGTTGTCCCAGTTGCGCTCCGCAGTCTTTGCGAGCGCGTCGCACGCCTGCTGGAGCTTCGCGGATGCCTTGCGCCGCTTCGAGTCATTGACGACTTCGAGCGCGAGTGTCTTCGCGTAAATCGAGGTCGGCTCTAGAGCGGAAATCTCGGTGACGATTGCGAGGTTCGTCTCGCTCAGACTCGCGCCGAATGTCTGGCGCGCGACGAGAAACGCCTGCGTGGATTTGTGTTCAGTCGCGCAGGCAACGAGCGACTGCCAGAGCGCGCCGAGCATCGGATCGGTGAAGGCATCGACTGCGACGCCGATTCCAACGGCACCGGCAACGCATATCGGGCCTCCGGTCATGCACGCCGAGATCAAGCGGCGTTCAGTTTGCGCCGAGTCAGGAGCGGTCGATGACGCTTTCATTTCGCGGAACGGATTGCACGTTGCTGATGGGTTTCTCGGCGCGATTTAGCCAGTTGACGAATCGGCGGCGCGTCGGGTGCTTGCGGTTGATCGAGCACCACGCGGACATTTTCGCGAACTCGCGCTGCACGTCGAGCGACTGGTAGGCGGCGTTGCTTTGCAGTTGTTTCAACCAATCGGCGTCATTGGTCGCGGAAACCTCCGCGACGATTCGCCCAGTTCCTTTCTCTTTCCTTTCTCCTTCTCCTTCTCCTTCTCCTTCTCCTTCTCCTTCCGCTTTCGCAGAAATATCCAACGTTGGTTTTATATCGGAAACCGACGTTGGTTTCTTGCTGGGTCTGCCGCCGGTTTGTCCATTGGTTCTCGCACGTTCGCGACGATGCTGCACTTCGGTTTCCTTATCGACGGGATACCTCCAAAGGTGCAGGTCATCACCGTTCCAAGTCCAGAGTGCAGAAGTGCTTTCAATCTCGATGCGCATCACGCGCGCCAACTGTTGCCACTTGCGATCAGGCCAATTCCGGCAGTCTTTGATGATGCCTCCGTTTTCCTGACCGCAGCAAAAGCGCAGGAGGCAGAGCCATGTTGCGCGTTGCGTAGGATCGGAGCCGACGAATTCTTCAGCGTCGAGAGTCGTGGTCTCGATATTAATCCAGTTCATAAAGAAAAAACCCCAGCCCGCCTACGGTGATAGACTATCTCGGGACAACGACGAACCCGAAACAGACGCAGGCGGCTGGGGAAATTGATTTTTGTTTGCATAGTGGCGGCTATCACCTCGCCTCTGCCGACGCATCAAACTTCCGGCGGATCTTCGCGCAAGTCTTTTTCCTGCGCCGGAACATCTCCGTTTGTGGCTATGCGGACCCAGACTCCCGGCGCGTTCTCAGCGTCCTCGTAGTACTTCCAAGCGAGCAGTCCGATGACCTGTGAGTCGTCACGCCAAACGCGATTGTCTTTCGTGATCACGTCGAGCACGAGCTTGGAAAGATTGTCTATGTCCGGCTTGCCGACTGGTTGCTTCGGCGCGTTCGACTTCAAACCCTTTTTCCCGAAATGCGATTTCGGCCTCGGCAGAATGAAGCGCATAGAGATGCCGACCGAATCAAGCGTCGGAGTCATCGCGAGCGCATCGAGCTTGGCGCGGAGCGCGTAGTAAACGCACTCCTTCCACGCGTCTGCGGTGCCGGGATCGTACATCCTCGCGGAGTATTTATTTCCGAAACGCTGGGCGAAAGCCCGTGTGCGCGGCTGGCCTTTGGGAATCCCGCGTGCCTCGAAGATGATGTTCATTTGGTATTCATGTTTCGGCTGAGTCTATATTTCGCGACAAGCTCGATCTCGTCCTTCGTGATATAGACTCTGCGATAGCCTAGATGGTCGGCGTAATTGTATACGTTTCCGATTCGAGTCTTCAGCGCGAGCGCGACACGCTGCGGCGATTGCCAGCAACGCATCATTTCATCGACTGCTTGGAGCATTTCGGGTTTGGGTCGTTTCATTGTTTGATTGTTCGTAGGTTTCGATAGATGGCATCGCTGTATCGCTCATGTCAGCTCCTTGCTGCGATTCGGGTCGTTCTCGGGCCAATAGCCAATGACCATGCGCCCGAAATCGCGAATGATGCGGAAGCGTTCAGCCTCGGCGAGTCGGCGTAGATTTTCAGCGTTAGCAGAAATCGCTCCGCTGTCGGTTATCAAGCTGCCGGCGGCAATGCCGTTGTGCTCTCGCTCCTGCTTTGCCGTGTGGCAGGCCCCGCGTGCAGCGTCTTCGATTTCATTCAGGATCTCCTCCTCCAGCTCCGCAATGCGCTTGTCCCGCTCTGCCACGGCTGGGGCGATGGCGTGCTGGTCGATGTGCCAAATCAGCTTTTTCAAATCGCTCCACGGGTAATTGTCGGGCGAAAGCCACGCTTGCCCCGCGAATTTCGCGTGCTCGCTGGGTTGTGTGTTTGTATTCATCGGCCCAATACAGCCTCCTTCATCCGCTTCTGCACGAAATGCTGGAAGCCCTCCTCAATCTCCGCGTATAGCTGGTGATGCGGCACCCACTCGGTTCGTTTCTTTCGCGGACGTCTCTTGATCGCCGACGTCTGCCACTTGGTCGAAATGCGTGTGAGATTTTGTGTCATTGTTCGTCTTGTATATTGAGTTCGATTAGTCCTGTTCCGTTGCAGTCCGCGCAGCGATAACGCAGCGTGCTGTTCGTCTCGACCGTGAACCATCCGCGTCCGCAGCACCAGCGGCATAAGATCGATACCTCTTCGTCAGTCATTGCGCGCTCCTTTCGCATACCATGACGGCACTCCCAGTTCGCGCAGCGTCGGCTCGATGTTCGGCCATTGGCCTGCCTCGATGCACGACTTCAGCCGCGTGAGATCGGCGACCGTCTCGTCCTGTCCGAGCGCGCACGCCTCGTCGGTCATTCGATATACGGCAACGCCATACGGCTCGACCTTTTCGACGGCGATGAAGAAAAAGTCATAGACAGGCTGCGCGACTGATTCGCTGACGAGCGGCAGATAGAATCCCGCTTGCCGATGGTAGCCGTAGCGAAACACCGTGCGCTCGAACGAGCCAAACTCGAAGTCGGCCAAGCTCTCGGTCGTCTTCACGTCGGCAATGTACGGACGACCGCCGGACAATTCGCATCCGCCGAGATTGATCCAGTCCGGTCGGCATTGGATCGCGAACGACTTCCCGATTGAGCGGAAAGATCGTTCGGGAAAGCCATGCGCAAGCAACTCGTTGGCGAGCGGATGGGACGCAACCGATGCTGCCATCTCGGCGATCTGCGCGGCCTCGTCTTGATCGATGATCGTCTTCCCGGCGTGCTGGGCCTCGAACGCTGCGAACTCATCTTTGCCCTGCTTCGTGCGCCGGTCGATGCCTTCTGGCCGAACCGCGAATTGCTCGTGCCACGTCATCGGCTCCAGAATGACAGCGTGCGCTGCCGATCCAACGCGGAACGCTGCGCTTGCAGGTTCGCGAGCAAGAATCTTCGCGACGTGACGCTTGTAATACAGCATCGGGCGGCGGCGGAATACCTCCAGCTTGGAGTGCGAAACAGCTTCGTTCGCGTGATATGCTTGGTTCGTTTCGATGATCACGACTCACCTCCTTGCACTATATCGAGGCGATGCAACTCAGACGCCACGCGGTGCAGGATTTGCGTCGCGGAATGCACGACGCAGTAGGCGCGATAGTACTCGCCGTGATGCTTTAGCGTCCACGCGCGCTCGATGCAGTCTATCGCCTCGATGAACTTCGCGTTCAAATCTACCTGTGAGATGATCATCGCTTGCCCTCCTCGATGCCGAGCTTCGACTGGAGCGGATCGACTTCCTGTTCGCTCTCGTCTTTATAGCGAGCGGACCAGCCGAGCTTGACGATCACGGTCGGTGCCTGCGCGAGCGCATCCCACTCGATTGCGACGGAGACTTTCGCGACCGGCTCGGTCTTCGTGTCATCATCGACGAACGAGTCAGATGCGGCCTTTCGAATCGCCTCGTAGTTTGTCTCAAGCAGACCGCGCAGTTGCTCGGTCGCGGAATTGATGACTGCGGTTCGGATTTCGTTTGTGCTCATGGTACGTTTAGAGGTTAGCGGTGAGTCCGGCGGCGACCTTCTCGGCGAGCGGCGTGACATTGACTGGTTCGTCGCGCACTTCTTCGGCGGTCTTCAGACCTTTCAGAACATCGCCGAACATATCGCGAAGGAGAAATCCGCGTGCGCGAAACTTGAGCATCCGGCGCGGATAATCAGTCCACGGCCCGCTCTTATTCCAGAGCTTCGCGGTCTTCGCGTCGGCGACCGTGAATGTCTCCGACTGCGGCTCGAAGCCGCGTCGCTTCGCGGTGACTTTATAGCCGTGCGAGTCCTTGCCCTGTTCTCCGATCTCCTCCTCGGAATAGCTTTCGAGCTGGCCGCTGGAGCGGATCAGCGCGAGCGCGGCGTCGCCGAATAGTGACGGCCGGCCGTTGACCACGGCGATATTCGAGAGCGCAGCCATCGGCGTCAGGCCAAGCTCCGCGCCCCATTGCAGTGCGACGAGCACGCTTTCGGGTTTCTCCATGCCGCGCGGCGCGAAGCCCGACTGAGTGATTGCCTTGGCGAACCGGAATGCGTCTTCAAGCGACGTGAGTTGCACTCCGGCCGCGCCGAATGAGATCGGCGATGATACAGCCGCTTTCGCGGCGACGATGATTTCGTTTTCGTTGTTCATGGGTGGGAAATTCAGATTTAGAACGGCACTTGGTCTTCGTTAATCGGCGCACTTTGCAGGACCTTCTCGCTCGCAGGCGCGGCCAACTTGCCAGAGCGGCGGTGGACAATCGTCCGCGCAGCGTTGCGCAGGAGCACGTCCTCCGCTCGCGGTGGGAATGGCGTGCCGTCATTGCGCAGGCGCGGCTCCGGTTCCTGCGCGTACCACTCGACCGACTTCGGCGCGAGATCGCCCAGTCGCGTGCCTTTGTTTTTTCCGAAATGCACGAGCACGTCGAATGCACCATCGATGATCTCGGTCGGCATCGGCACCTCGCCGCGCTGTTGCGGCTTGGCCTGCGGAGTGTCGCTGGCCTTAGCCAGCAGCGCGATTCTGATCGCTTTAATCTCAGCGATCAACTCGCTGTATTGTTCGTTAGTCATGCTTTTTTGTGGGTTCGAATTGTTCTTCGATGCGCCGCAGATCGGCGCGTTCTGCTTCCGCCACGTCGCGCATTTCGCGGAGGCGGTGTTGACCAGTCGTGACCTGCGCGTGCCAGTCGTCGTCGTGTCCGTCAGCTGCTCCGCAGCGCGCCATGCGGAGGAGATCGGAGCGGGAGAGGTTCATGCCGTCGCCTCCTTGCGTAGTCGCTTGATGAGTTGCCGCTCGCACTCCGATAGGTGCATCGCGCGCCAGCCAAGCTCCCATGAGAGACGGTAAGTCCACGAGACGGAGATGTTCTGCTCGTGCGCAAACTCCTTCGGCGACTTGCCGGAGCGCAGCGCCGTGTCCAACTCGGAACGGAGGTCGGTGGTCACGCAGCCACCCCGCCTTCTAGCCCCAGACGCATCTTCTTGAATTCAACTACGGCATTCCACGCTTGTTCGGCTGTATCGAAACAACCAACGCTGATCTTTTTTCCCATCACTCTAACCCGTCCTTGGAACCGCTTGCCCATCAAGCGCACGTTTGAAAATCCAGATGGATTGAATAGGCCGCGTCTGTTCATCTGATTTCCGTGCGGACTAACGACTCTAAGATTCGATCGCTGGTTGTTCAATGTGTTATGATCGATGTGATCCACTAGAAATCCTTTTGGCGCATTCATTATGACTCGATGCAAGTATTGCGTTTTTCCATTGAGCCGAATTTGCGCGTATCTGTATCGTCCTTTTTTTGCGACGGCAGGAAAGCAGCGGAAGCTTTTGTATCGTTCGTAATCGTGATCATCGAGCATCACAAATTCACCGGTTGATAGTTTTAGATTTTTCATTTTGTACCTTCTGAAACGCCTTTCGGAATTTCTCTAGGTACGGCAGCGTTGACGCCCTTTTGTGTCCCGTCAAGCCCCCGTTGTGCACGCGCGCCAGCGTCTCTACGTCGCCTGCGGCCCACGCCTTCGGCGCGTATCGCTTGAGATAAGCCTCGGCCACGCGGCG